GGTTGATAATATAAAGAAGAGTATACTATAAAATATTATATATGTCAAGTTATTTTTTTGCTTGACAACTTCTAAATCTTAGTATATAATAAGTTTACTTTTAGGGCCCGGGGAATATACCTTAATGTAGAGTCGGAGTATCTTCATCAGTCTCTACATGAATCTGTTCATACTCTTCTGTAGTGTCTTCTTTCTTATCTATAATACCTTCAACAAGCTGCCTTCTGTATTCAGCATAATTTTCACTAACAAAATCTTCAGCAGCAGAAACAGAAACAATAGAAGTCCCTGATAAGGTCATTACCTTAGAATAGTCAGCACCAAACATCCATTTAGTTAAGAACAAGGATTGCTTAATAGAATTATATCTAATTTCTAATGGGACTTCAATGATAAAATAACTATCATCTGTGCGAATAACTGTCGTAACAATCTCTTCCCCAGTAATTAGTTTGAATACACGGGGTCGATCATCTTCAAATGCTTCACCATAGTCTTCAAGTTCCGACATAACCATTATCCTTCAGTAACTGATACTAGTATCTTTTTAGCATACTATCTTTTTCACTCTCATCTATATATCCTCTTGCTAAGAGAAAGTTTATATGGTCAGTTACTTTTTCTCTAAGTTCTTTTTTGTTTACAGTTGTCAAAATGATACCTCGTCATAGCGTTTTTGCCACCAGTTTTTTGACAATAAGGGCAAGTCTTTACACCCCTTCCCCTTGCCATTTCACTCATTTTTCTCTTGGATTCGGCCGAATGCTTCTTACCCTTTTGAGCATCACTAATCTTTCTCTTAGTTTCCTCAGAAATCTTCCGACCCTTGAATGCATCACTTATTTTTCTTATATGCTCTTCAGACTTCGGCTTACCCTTGAGCGTATCACTCATTTTTCTCTTGGCTTCTTCTGAGTGTTTCTTACCCTTCCTAACTGCACTCATTTTTCTCTTGGTTTGTTCTGAAAGCTTTTTACCTTTCAGGGCTTTACTTATCTTTTTTCGGGTCTCAGAAGAGGGGTTGAACCCGCTCATACCTTCACCACCAGCAGTCATATTGTAGTGGGGGTTTAGTTCAGAGATATATCTGATTTCTGCTTCATTCAAGTCATCTTCACTATTGAATCCAGATTCTAACTCTGTTACAGTAAAGGACTCTGTGCCATACTTTCGTATTGCTCTATATAGATGAGTCTGGCTCTTTGCGTTAGCGTTATATATATGGCGTTGAAATCTTTCTTCAATAGTCTTTACGGTCTTGCCGATATAGATTTTACCGTTGACGGTATTAGTAATCTGATAAATATACATAGCTGGAAATCTCCGTATGTGTTTCTAGGGTAGGTGGGGATGGCGGTCCCGTGATCTACACTTCTATTTATACATATCTACATTTTGATTTCGTGTATCTCATAGTCAAATTGTTCCTTACGATATATCTTCATACGTTCAATCGCATGAATAAGAGTATAGTTCTTTTTCTGCCTATAGTGCATATCATCCATCAGGTCAAAGAGTACAGTAGTTCTACCGTCTTCAGACTTTCTAAGACCACGACCAATAGACTGCAATACTTTTACTTGTGACTTCGAAGGAGAAGCAAAGATAATATTATGCAAGTTTCTAATATTAACTCCTGTAGAGAATGTTCCTAAGCTAGCAACAATAATAGCATTCTTTTGTTTTTCTACAATACCACGGATTTCTTCACGGACTTCAGCATCTACTTCACCTGATACAAAAAAGACTTTCCGTCTTTCATGTGCCTTTTCCTTGATTAGATCATAGAGTATCTTGCCGTGCTTTTCTACAAACTGAAACAGGACTAGTGTATTACCATCTTGGTCTAATGCTAGGTTCTGGATTAATCTATTGCGTTTGATATTACCAACTATATAGTCGATTTCATAGTGGTAATCCTTACTATTAACAATATCCTTAGAGACTTCATCAGGGTATTTTAGAGCAAGAATATTAATCTTTAGGTCTGCTAGTGTATCTTCATCCATAAGTTTTCGTGTAGTAGTAACTTTATATACTCTACCGAATAACCCTTCCAAAACAAGTTTGTGCGTCTGTGTGCCGTCTAGAGTTCCAGTAGTGCCTATTCTATACTCTGCCTCTCTTGACTTATTCATCAGGCCTGATAAAGACTTTGCTTTGAAGTTATGCACTTCATCACCAAAGATACAACCAAACTGTTCAAACCATGTAGAAGGTAACTTATAGATTGACTGCCATGTAGAAATGAATACTCTCTGTGGAATATTATTCTTAGGCATACCAGAGTAGATGCGGTGACAGACTTCTGCTGCTTCTAAACCATAGTTATCAAAGTCAGAGAACATCTGCTGAACAAGTGATGTAGTAGGAACAACAATAAGAACACGTTTGTTATAGTGTTCCAGATACCACATCATCAGAACATAGATGATAAGAGACTTACCTGAACCTGTAGGAGACAGCAGAATAGCACGTTTTGACCTTAGTGCCTGACAGATAGCATCAAACTGATAGTCTCTTACTTCAAAAGGTAAGTTCAGTTTCTGAATAAACTCATAGACTTCTTTAGGGTCTACTAATGATTTAGTATCAGGTGCGCCATACTGATTATCATATTCTACTTCTAATGTATAGTTTCTTGGTTTGATAAAGTCAGACAGATATTCCCAGAGACCAACAGGCAGTTCATTATTGCGGTTATTAAATAGTCTGGTCTTACCGTCCCATTTACCACTCTTATAAGCTGGCATGTATTTGTAACCCGGAGTTTCAAATGAGAAGTAATCTGTCAACTCATTTGAAACATGCGGTTCACACTGGATTTCTAGTGCAGAATAGTTTTTCTGTCTAACTACCAAATCTGTCATTATTTGAGATTAGGTCGCATAGTAGACGGCATTTGGAACAGAACATTAATAGGTCCAGATACTACATCACGGGCAAACACTGCCCAACAAATAGTTTCATCATCAGGATAATGTTCAATCATATATTCTCGGAAACTTGTTCCGGTTGTATATACATCATCTACAATCAGAACAGGGTCATCAGGATTGCCTGTAGCAGATTCATTTAGAATATCACCTAGACGTTTACCACCACGGGGAATGCCTACTGCTTTACGAAACGGACGTGTCTCATACTCTAGGATCATCTTGGCAAGACAACGCCAGTCAGTCACATAGAGTGCATCCATTTCAATCTTCCATCCTAGTTTATTACCAGCATGTGAAATAAAGTCTTCGTCAACAAATAAAGCCATATCAATTCCCTGCTTCAAATCTGCGCCATTCAATCATATTCTTGATTGTAGAGTGTCGCCATTTTAAGTTATTAATTATTTCGTCTAGTGTATCTAGCACTGTCTTATAGTAGACAATTTTCTTTTCAGACTTCTGAATATCTAGGTCTGCATCATAAAAATAATTCATGTCTCCCTTGAGAACCTTAACTCCATCAAAGGGGTCAAATTCCCATCCAGTTTCTTTGATTTCATCTTCATGCATCTTACCATTATAATAACGCCATTTACTCTTAAGCAGAACCTTTTGATCAAGTTCTACTTCTTGGAGTCTCAGTTTGGTAAGAGAACGTATCTCCAAATACTTTGCATGGAGTGATGGAGTTTGTCTAGATGCTTCGTCTAGTTTAAACTCAGAGATTTCACAATCTTCTTTCCACATTTCTAGAATGCCATTTAAGTCTAGTTTCATTATAAAGTCCTATAGGTGTAAGGTTTAACTTACGTTAGTATATCACACTATCCTTTGAATTCAAAGCCTGTAAATACAAAAGATGCATTGAATGTCAGGTATTCTACAGAAGAAGCAATAGAGGTCAGTTGTAGTCCACTCAAAGAAGTTGGGTTACATCCTTTATATAGGATGCGTTTATTTTGAGTATTATTGCTGGTAAGAATAGCAACAGAAATATCTGCCTGTGTAGGAACCTTAGATGTATTTCTACTAGACCTTGCACCTTGTTCAACAAAGTCTTCATTAACCATACCCTCTAACCAATTATACAGTTCAAGGTATGATGTAATATTTTCGTCTAGAATAAAAGTAACATTAAGTTGAGAGAAGTCTAGTGCATCACCCGGCAAACTAATATTACCAATACGAGAGTATGCAACATTAGGTGCTGTCATAGACACGTCTGGATGATCAACAGATTGTGCGAAAAACTCCAAGTTAGGATAGTTTTCTCTGTCAATGATTACTCTAAACCCTGTAGGTTGTAAGTAATTTTTATTAGCAGTTAAGGTTTCTACCATTTATATTCTCCAATAAAAAAAGGGTGGACCTTTCGATCCACCCTAGTATTTATATTGACATTATTATTGTTATATTAGACTTATGCCAAGATGTTGTCTACACGGAAGATACGGTAGTATGGGTTTGCCTTAACGGTTCCCAGACCACTAGCAACAGCTCCCGGTGCAAATGGATTAGATGCCATGCCGTAACGGGTCTTGAAACCAATCTTAGGCTGGAAATCGTTTTCACCAATAGCACGAACCATAGTCAGCGGAACGTATGGACAGTAGAATACACCAGCATCATATGCGTTATTACCTTTGTATCCAACAGTTACATAGTCTGCAACTGCGTATGGATCAATGTATACTTTGTGCTTACCGTTGAGTACACCAGCAAATGTGTTGCCTGTGTCGTCAACCTGAAGGTTAGCGGACATTGCAGGAGTGTAATCCAGCATACCAGCCGCAGCCATTGCAGATGCTACATCGGAAGAACAGATGATAAAGTTACCACGTCCACGACGGGTCTCTTTAGCAATCTGGTTTGCTTCACGTTCAAGTTGGAAGATAAGTCCCTTGAACTTCTCTACAGACCAACGACCATCAGCATCTACGTTAAGGTCAAAAATACCTTTTGTAGAAGTAGAACCAACTACGCCTTGCGCACCAGTCTTTGCATGAGCATTGATAGTACGGATAACTTCACGGTTGATTTCTGCAAGGATTTCAGCAGACAGAATGTTTGCAAGTTCTGTCTCAGCATCCAGACCATGAATTGCTTTCAGGTCTTGTGCCAGTTCCATTGTGTACTCAGCCTTGAGCGCACGGGACTTAGCAGTTACAGTTTGCTTCTCAATAGAGAAACCCATCTCACCGAAACGCTGGTTTGCAGAAGAACTTCCAAGAAGTTCGGCGTCTGCTGTAGAAGTTCCATTGCCGATAACGCTAGTACCACGATCAGCATCATCTACATTAGAATCACCAGAGAATGCGGAGTCTGCCCACGGACCCAATGGATCAGTGGTCTGAGCTTCAGAGTCACCGGAGAAACCAGTTGCTGCTTCATCAGTTCCGTCACCCGCAGCACCAAATGCTTCGTCACCGGAATTCTTACCAGCTTTACCGCCAGCAGTCTTGTACTTGGACTTCATCGCAAAGATAAGACCAGTAGGACCAGTCATTGGCTGTACACCACATACATCGTATGCAATCAGGTTAGGCATAGCACGACGAACCAGCGAAATCAATACTGGATCGAAACCGGAAGTGGAAGCACCACCACCATCAGCAGAAACAGTACCTGCTTCGTTTACCATGCCAAAGGCACCTTGAGCTGCGTCTTCACGCATTGCACGTTCTTGGTTTTCAAGGATCGCCGCAGTAACTTGTCTACGGTGATTGTCGGAAATAGGACCAGCAGTTTCTTCGTTAAGTACTGGAGCCCACTTATTTACGAGTTTATCGT